GGTGGAAAATTTGTTGGTGGTGGAAAATATAGTACTCCACCTATATTCATGAAAAAATCTGTAAAATCAATTCCAGAAGAAACTATGTGGACTACAACGTCTAAAGATGTTGCAAAAGGATATTCAAGAAGACAAAATTGGACTCCAAATAAATCTAAAATTCCTAAAGGAGAAGTTTTAAAATTTGATGTACCTCAATCTTATATAAATGAATTATTAAAAAAAGAATTAGCTTATATTTCCAAAGGATATGAGGATGACCTTATGTATTTATTTACAAAAGGAATTCCTAAAAAATATTTTAAGGAAAGAATAAAATAATAAATGGCTAATTTAAATTTAAATGGTAATATTTCAAAAAACGAACAGATTTTAAAAACAGCTTATAGTGATTTAATATCATTTGGTAAATTATTTTCGCCACAAGATTTTTTAGCTTCATCAACTCCAGCATTTCATAATGAAGTAGGTTATCTCCTCCTTGATAAGCAAATACAGCAGTTAGCGTTGGTTCTTCCCCGTGACCATGCTAAATCTACCTTAGCAGCTGCTGCTGTACTTCATAGAATACTGTTTGCTTCTAATGATAGACCTGAGTTTATATGCTGGATTGGTGAGGCTCAAGACCAAGCATGTGATAATTTGGCTTGGGTAATGAATCATTTATATGAAAATCCAGCTATTCATTATTATTTTGGTGACCTTGAAGGGAACAAATGGACGAAAGCTGAGTTCACTACTTCTAATGGCTGTCGTATGATAGCAAAAGGAACATCCCAGCGGTTAAGGGGTAAGAAACAACTTTCTACAAGGTATACAGGGATAATCCTAGACGACTTTGAATCTGAGTTAAATACTAAAACGCCAGAATCACGTCAGCAAATTAAGGATTGGGTAACCGCTGCTGTTTTTCCAGCTATTGATTTTGATAAAGGTGGATTCTTATGGTGTAATGGTACAATAGTTCACTACGACAGTTTTTTAAATGGTATCGTTCAAGGAAGTCGTGAAGCTAAAAATAATGGTGAAGAGTTTTCATGGGACGTACTAACATATAAAGCCATATTGGAAAATGGGAAGACTTTATGGCCTTCTCGTTGGCCAATTGAAAAATTAGAATCTCGTAAGCAGTTCTATATAGATACTGGGACTCCTGCTAAGTTCTATCAAGAATATATGAATCAGGCTAAGTCTCCTGAAGACCAAATTTTTACGGAAGATGATATAAATGAAGGCTTATATAAAGGTAGAACAAAATTTGATGAAAGTTGTAACTCGTGGTATATTGAACTTGACGATGGTAAGAAAGAGTATGTCAATATTTACATTGGTGTTGACCCAGCTTCAACGCTTGGGTTGCGTAATGATTTTAGTGTTATTATGGTTGTGGGTGTTACTGGAGAGCATGATTTTTATGTTATTGAGTATTGGAGAGAAAAAGTACTCCCAATGGACTGTGCTGACAAGATATTTGAAATCACTGAACGATACAGGCCAATTAAAAGAATAAACATTGAAACCATAGCATATCAAGAAATGTTGAGAGATTATGTTCAAAAGCGTAGTAAAAAGGAAGGGAAGTTTCTTCCTGGTATTCAACAAGGAATAAAGAACTATGGGAATGTTAAAAAGAAAGATAGGCTCTGGGAAGGTTTGCAGCCAATGTTTAAAGCAGGGGCTGTTCATATTAGAAGGAACATGCATGAATTTATCGGTGAGCTCATTGACTTTCCCAAAGGGTCACACGATGACTGTATCGATGCGTTTTGGCTTGCTTGTCAATATGCTAAAGGAAATTCTAAAGCGAATATTGAGAAGAAAGCAAAGAATAAATTAACTGGTGCATGGGAATCCAAAAGAAAGAAAATATATAACTGGATTACAGGTGCCAGAGTTTGATTTGCAAAATAACTAAATATTAATTAAATTATATAGATGATTCCAGAAGATAAAAGGACAACAGAGATAAAAGAGCGGTGGCGAAGATGGTTTAATGCCCGTTCTGATTGGGACACACAAGCAAGAGAAGATATTGATTTCTATTTAGGGAATCATTATAGTTCAGATGAGGCTAATACTCTTGCAGAGCGAAATCAATCAAATACTCCAATGGATAGGCTTTATTCTGCAATAGAACAATTTAAAGCCATTATGACATCCAAACCACCTAAATTTTCTGCCGTACCTAGGGAAGATTCTGATAATAAATTAGCAAATGTATGGAAAACAATATTAGAATATATTTGGGATATATCAGATGGAGATGAAGTTTTTAAACAAGTTGTACATGATTATGCTGTTACTGGTCTTGGTTACTTTTATGCTTACATCGATAGGGAGGCTGATTATGGACGTGGTGAAGTAAAATTTACTTATGTTGACCCATTTCGTATTGTCGTAGACCCAAATAGTAGAAATAAATGGTTTGATGATTCTGCTGGAATGATGCTCTCTACTATATTAACTAAAGCACAACTTTTAAATTTATATCCTCAGCTTGGTGAAGTTAATGAAGAAACTGGTGAAATGCTTATTGATGAGGTAGAAGGTGTTGATTATACAGATGGAGATTATCCAGATTCAACTCAAGAATATAATAATAAATCTTTTACACCAGATGTAGTTCGTGATAATGATTATGGTGCTCCATCTGCTGATAAATATAGACTCATAGAAAGTTTTGAAAAAGTAAAAGTTCCATATTATCGTGTTATTGACATGCGTAGTGGTCAGGAAGCAATACTCGATGATGAAGCTTTACAAAAATATTTACAAGACCCAGATATTGCAAAAGCATTTGAGCAAAAAATGGTTGACCTTGTGCAAGTTTCTCAAACAAGAATTAAAGTCAGTTGCTGTGTTGGACAGGTAATGTTATACGAATCTGTACTTGATACGGATACATACCCAATTATACCAGTCCCGAATATATGGACAAACACTCCATATCCCATGGGTGACGTTAGAAAGAATAAAGACTTTCAACGTTTTTTAAATAAAACCATGTCACTAATAACTTCACATGCACAGGCTTCTTCGGGGCTAAAATTACTTGTACCTCAAGGTTCTGTAGAGGATATAGAAGAATTAGAAAGAGATTGGGCAAATCCTAATGCAACTATAGAATATGATGCTAGTTTTGGTGAACCACATTTTCCTTCACCTCAACCATTATCTGGTTCAATATTACAATTACCTCAAATGATTGAGCATTATATAGACCTTAATATGGGTATATTTGAAATGCAACAAGGAAATGCTGAGGTTGCACCACGTACATCTTCTGCAACAATGATGCTTGAAGATTTTGGACAAAGACGTTCAAAGTCTAAATTACGTGACATAGAAGCAAGTTTAAAAAGATTAGGACGAGTCATATATGGATTATCTCGTTCCCATTATACATATCAAAAAACATTTAGAATAGTACAACCAAATAATGACATTGATGAATATACTGTCAATAAACGACTCATTGATGATAAGTCAAAAGAATTAATGCAAATTGAAAATGACATTACATTAAATAGATTTGACATTCGCATAATAGGTAATTCTACCATGCCATCAAATAAGTGGGGTGAATGGAATATATATATGGAAGCATATCAAGCAGGATTAATTGATAGAGTAGAAGCATTAAAGAAAACAGATATATTTGATAAACAAGGTGTACTACAAAGAACTGACATGATACAAAAATTACAACAACAACTCGAACAAGCTGGTCAACAGATTAAAAAACTTTCGGGTGATTTACAAACAGCTCAAAGAGAATCTGTTCATGATAAGAAGAGAGTTGAAGTTGCAAAATTCCAAGGCAAGCTTAAAGAGAGCGAACTTGAATCTAAGAAAGGCTCTGAGCTTGCAGTTGGTAAACTAACAAATGCGGTGAAACTGGAGCAAGAGAAATTACGTTTACGTGGTCAAACTCAAGAAAAGCAACAGAAATCGCAGAAAGGAGAGTAATCTCTTATGGAAAATGACGCATATCAAAATGAGAATCAACAGGAATTTCCTGAAGGTCAACTTATTGATGATAATGTAGGGCAAGATGTAAGTGTCGACAGTAATGAGAATTCGCAAGAAGTGACTGAAGAGGAATCTTCAAGATACCATCAGTCAAGAGCGGATAAACTTGCTGCTGAAAACGAACAACTCAAGAAATATGAAAAGGTTGGTCAATTGTTGGAATCACGACCAGATTTAGTCCAAAATATGATGGGACAACTTCAAGGTAGTGGTCAGCCACAACAACCTCAAAATATTGAAATGAGTCAAGACGAATTCGACCCTTGGGAAGCCTTTAATGACCCTAAGTCTAAATCGTATCAGTATAGAGAACAGCAAATGAACCAGCAAATCGAATCTCGTGTCGAGGAGCGTTTAGGTGGAATCCAAAAACAAATGGGACAGACTCAACTTCAAAACCAAGTTGTCAATGATGGTTTGGTTGCAAGAGAAGAACTCCCTGGGTTTATGGATTTTGTCAATAAACATCCAGCCGAATACGGAATTGAAAATGTTGTTAAAATGTTCAGAGCTGTTAATGCTGAAAATCCAGCTACACAAGCACCTAACCCATTAGACCAAGTACGTCAGAATCAGCAAGCTCCAACGCCTGCTGGTATTCTCTCTGGTGAACAACCAGTTAGAAAGACTGAAAAGGATAATGTTTGGGAT